GCGCACAGATGAAGGGCGATGGCAAGATGGAAGGTCGCGCCCTGTATCGTGCTTATGAAGAAAACCAAGGCAAGGCTAGGGACTCAGTCCTCAAGGCTATTAGAACAGCAGCCGACAAACTTAATGCAAGAGCGAAGGTGTAACTTATGTCTAATATAGTCATTGACATTGCAGCACAATTTACTGGCAAGGGAGCCTTTAAGCAGGCTGAGACTTCTACAGAAAAATTAACCGCAGGCGTTAAAAGTCTTGCTAAGACTCTAGGTGTTGCTTTCAGTGCAACAGCAGCCTTAAATTATGCTAAAGCCTCAGTCAGGGCAGCGGCAGAAGATGAAAAAGCCCAGAAGCAATTAGCATTAGCTCTTAAGAATGTCGGGCTCGGTCGCGATGCTGCAACCTCTGAAGGCTTTATCCAGAAACTTGAAAAAGAGTTTGGGATCCTAGATGACAATCTAAGACCAGCCTATCAACAGTTAGCAGTAGCGACACGAGACACAGCAGAGTCACAGAAGCTCTTGCAACTTGCTTTGGATATCTCAGCCTCAACTGGCAAGGACTTAGGCTCAGTTGCTTCCGCCCTCTCAAAGGCTTTTTTGGGCAATAACACTTCCCTTTCTAAATTAGGCGTAGGCATCTCCAAGGCTGATCTAAAGGCTAAGTCATTTCAAGAGATTACAGCAGAGTTATCAAAGACCTTTGCTGGATCTGCTACAGAGTCTGCTAATACCTTTCAAGGCTCCATTGATAAGTTAAGCGTTGCATCAAACAATGCTAAAGAGATTATTGGTCAAGGTTTAATCGCAGCCCTTCAAGGTTTAAGTGAAGAAGATGGAATCAATGATCTAACAGACGATATTGAAAACTTTGCTACTGAAGTATCCAAGGCAATTCAAGCTGTCGGTCTACTGCTCGGTCTCCTTAAAAGCGCACCTGAACTCCTTGCTAAAACTGGTGGACCATTGTTTAAGTTACCTAAAGCATTTACTGGGGCTTTGTTTGATCTAGAAAAGTTATCTAAGTTCACAGCCATTGGAGCCTTAAGCGGTCTTTTTGACTTCCTGCAAGAACCCGTAAGTGGCGATAGCACAGCAGCAGGGCTTGCACACTTAGCCGAGTTAGAGGCTAAGTACGCTGCCTCGGCTCTTAAAGGTGGCAAGAAACTCACAGCAGAAGAATTGAAGCAACTCAAAGCCAAGCAGTTAAAACTAGCCATTGACAAGGCTAACCTAGCCCTAGGCAAGGGATCTAATGTCTTTGACATGGAGAAGATCCAGTTAGCAGCAGCTGAGAAAAGCGCAGCCGAGCAACTGGGCAAAGTAACTAGCCAAGCACAACTGTTACAGATTACTAATGACCTTGCTCGCCTACAGGTCAAGCAATCTATTCTGGATCTAGAAGAAGCAATAGCCTCCAAGGATGTTGCAGCCATAACTAATGCAACCAATAAACTTAATGCAGACTTAAAGATCCTTGGTGCTCTTAATAATCAGGATCTGAAACTAAGAGACATCAAGTCCATCCTTGACTCAATCCTTCCAAAGGATCTAATCAACCTAGCCAACCTTGATGCTGCTATTGCAAAGTTAAAGATGATTGCTGGCGCAGGCACTAGCGGTGGTGCTGCTGGCGCAGGCATGGGCACAGGCGCAGGCGCAGGAGCAGGCACTCCGTCACTTCTTGATGCCCTCGCTGCTGGCAGTTTTGTACCTGTAGTCGGTGGAGGTTATTCAACTTCAGCAGGCAACTATGCCTCTAGCGGCTTTCCAGGAGCGCAAAAGAATGGCGGAGTTACAGTAGTAGTCAATGCAGGCACTGTTGCTAACCCAGATGAATTAACAACAATGATCCAGAATGCGGTGATCAGCCTAAACAAGCGTGGTGACTTACTTACTTACGCTGGGTCATTATGACCAGACCTAGTATAAATGTCACTATTGACTTCTCCACTGGAGCAAGTTTTGGCTACCCTTTTGTGCTGGGTACATCAGAATTAGACGGCGGGGATGTTTTATCCGACTCATCGACTAGCCTTGTGGTGGATGTTTCTAATCTCTTAGACAGCGTTCAGACTAACCGAGGTCGTAATATCTCATCTGAGCAATTTCAGACAGGTACAGCTTCTATTCGCATCTTGGATCAAAATGGTAATTTCAATCCACAGAACCCAGCATCGCCTTATTACACTTACTTAAACCCAATGCGTAAGATGACCATTACTTCAACCTACTTGGGAGTAACTTATTCTATATTTGCAGGTTATATAACAGGCTACAACACTTCTACGCCTAAGTTTGATGGCGATCTTGTTTATACAACTGTCACTGCTGTTGATGGTTTTCGTCTATTTCAAAATGCTCAATTCTTTGGAGTTACTGGCGCTGTTGCAGGGGATACAACAGGCACACGCATTACCAAGATCCTAGACACTATTGGTTGGCCAACTACATTAAGAGATGTCGATACAGGATTAACAACATTGCAAGCTGACCCGGCCACCCAGCGCACAGCACTACAAGCTCTACAGACTGTGGCAACGACTGAGTATGGCGCAATTTATATGGATACAACTGGACGCTTAACCTTTCAAGATAGAAACGTTACTGTCTCATCTATTGGCGGCACTGCAACAGTTTTTAAGGATGATGGCACAGCCATTGGGTACTTTGACGTTAAGTGGGTCTTTGATGACACTCAGGTATACAACCTAGCTACTGTCACTCGGACAGGTGGATCAGTCCAGACTGTTTCCGATGCTGCTTCTATTGCTAAGTTCTTTACTCACAGCTATAACCAATCTGGCTTGCTCATGCAGACAGATGCTGAAGCCTTGAATTACGCTCAAGCGTTTGTCGCTTCCCGTAAGGACACTAGCAGTAGGGTCGATGAATTGACTCTCGATCTACAGCAAGATAACTACACTGCTGGCACTATTGCTGGTTTATCGTTGGACTTTTTTAGCCCAATTAGCGTGACTACAACCCAGCCTAACAACACGACCTTATCTAAGACAGTGCAGGTATTCAATATATCTCACTCAATCACGCCTAACTCATGGAAAACTAGGTTAGGCACAGCTGAGCCAATTATTGATGGGTTCATCTTAGATTCGGCATTATACGGTATTCTAGACACTAGCGTTTTAAGTTACTAAGGAGCAATTATGGCAAGCGGATTCCCATTTTCAACCGGCAACGTCCTTTCGGCTACAAACATGAATGGACTAACATCCTTCACGATTGATGCTGCCAACACTGCCGACTACACAGCAGTGCTTACTGACCAGTATCAGGTGTTAGAGCTAATGAACAAGGCAACTGCCATTGCATTTAAGATTCCAACCAATGCCTCTGTTGCTTTTCCTATTGGTACTGTGCTTAACATTCTTAATATCGGTGCAGGTACTTGCACAATTTCAGCAGTAACACCAGGAACCACTACAGTATTAAGTGCTGGCGCAACAGCAGCCAGCCCTACTGTTGCACAATATAAAGCAGCAGCTTGTATTAAGACAGGCACAGATGCGTGGTATGTGGTGGGCGGAATTGCTTAATTCAGTCGCAGCCACGTTTGGTGGTGGTGCTTCGGGTGTGCCTGTTAATTATTTAGTCGTTGCAGGTGGTGGCGGTGGCACTGGAGTAGGCACTTATCTTAGTGTTACTAGATCCGGCGCAGGCGCAGGTGGCGGTGGTATGCGTACAGGCATTCTTAGTTGTGCAAAAGGTGTATCACTTACTGTAACAATCGGTGCTGGTGGTGCTAATGGAATAGGTACTGCTGGAGATAATTCTGTATTTTCAACCATAACCTCTACAGGCGGTGGCGGTGGATCGTACAATGCTCCTGTCGGTAATAACACAACAGGTGGATCAAATGGTGGTGGTAATACAGGTGCAACAACATCGCCAACGCAAGGCAACACAGGTGGTGCTAATGGCACTGGCACACCAACATCAGCAGGTGGTGGTGGTGGTGCAGGTGCAGCAGGTACAGCAGCAACTTCAACAGTTGGCGGCAATGGTGGAAATGGTTTAGCTTCATCTATAACTGGATCATCAGTTACTTATGCAGGCGGTGGTGGTGGCGGTGGCACTTCATCAGCTGGCAGTGCTGGCACAGGTGGTGGTGGTGCAGGTTCAGTATCAGGTACCGCTGGAAACGGCACAGCAAATCTTGGCGGTGGCGGTGGTGGAAGTAACGCAGCAGGTAGTGGTGGCAATGGTGGATCGGGTGTTGTAGTCATTTCTTATGCAACATCTTTTGGACTAGCTGCATCAACTACAGGCTCACCCACACAAACATCATCTGGTGGCAATTATATTTACTCATGGACTGGAAGCGGGAGCATTACACTTTAATGGCACACTTTGCAGAACTTGATGACAATAACATTGTCACTCGTGTAATTGTCATTCATAACAATGAATTGCTAGATGAACATGGAAATGAAATAGAGCAAAAAGGGATCGATTTCTGCATTGCACACTTTGGTGGGCGATGGCTCCAAACTTCATACAATGCAAACTTTCGGAAGAATTATGCAAGTGCTGGTTTTACTTATGATCCTGTCAAAGATGAATTTATTGCACCAGAGGTGATTCATGAAGCCGCAGCTGAGTAAAGCAGCCATTCAATTAAGGGAACAGTTTGATGACACATTCCCAGATCGTGACCGCACATCGGATGGCTGGGTCGGTGATACCCGACACGCTGCTCGCAAGTCTGATCATAATCCAGATGAGCAAGGCTGGGTACGTGCCCTCGATATCGACCGTGACCTACATAAAGGATCAAAGCCAGACATCATGGGCGATCTTGCAGATCAGCTTCGCACCTTATCAAAGTCAAAAGCAGACAAGCGTATTAGTTACATCATCTTCGATGGACTTATCTGCTCCAGCATCCTTAACTGGAAATGGAGACCGTACACAGGGGCTAACAAACACACTAAGCACATGCATGTCAGCTTTACGAAAAAGGCTGATAATGATGGGGCTTTTTTTCAGATACCTATGTTAGGAGCAAGTAATGAATAGCCTCTCAATGATCATTGCCGGTATTGCAGGAGTAA